ATAATGAATAATGAATGAATTATCTACATCTTCATCTAGTATTAACTATTTGTTCAGACATTGATAACATCTCCAGTTGTATAATTTCATCATTCCAATAGTTAAATTATATGCACCAACAGACAATAAATTATTTTGCCAATTAATATCTATATCATAAGCCAGATGAATTTAATGATGAATAATAAAATATTGATTTAACAATTGATTTGTTACATCAAGAGAAACTGTAAAAATTATTTGAGTCAATAATCCTCAATTCTATATACGATAAAATGATGATATGTAGTACAGGTTGTTAATCTAATATTAGTAAATAAAAATTATTAATATTTATTCGTGAATTGCATTAATTCATTTGAAAAAATATTGATAATTAACACTTTATATTTTATATTTTTTACAATTTATACTTTATATTTTCATAAAGGTTTATGTTTTATTTCTCAGTAATCATTCGTGGAACAACATTCATAGTCATTAATTCTTGAAATAACAATTTACAAGAATATGGAATTTGAACGTAAGAGAAGTCAGTTCGATTTTCACATGTTCTGCATAAATGAATATTTACTTTGTCGTTATATGATGCTACTAATCCACATTTATTACAAACGTGGACTGAATATTTATCTGATACGTCATACATTCTGCTTTTGGTGAAAGCTGATGCTCCGTGTGATACCATCGCATCTTTTTCCATTTCTCCAAATTTTAATCCTCCATCTCTACTTCTTCCTTCTGCTGGTTGTCTTGTTAAATTAACCATTGGTCCAATTGATCTGCTATGTTTCTTATCATTTACCATATGTTTAAGTCTCTGATAAAATATGGGACCAATGAAAGTGCTACATTCAAATTGTTCACCACTTGTTCCATCATATAATAATTCATTGCCGTGTCCTTCATATCCTAAATCAGACAATTGTTCTGAAATTGTTCTAATATCTAAATTTCCAAAACTTGTTCCATCTCCAAATAATCCTAATTGAACCAACACTTTTCCTAACAATGTTTCTTTCAATTGTCCCATTGTCATACGTGATGGAATACAATGTGGATTAATTATGATATCTGGGCGAATTCCATCAGCTGTGAATGGCATATCTTCTTCAGGAATTATGTTACCTACTGTTCCTTTTTGAGCATGCTTGGAACTAAACTTATCACCAATCACGGGTTTTCTAGTTGTTCTTAAACGAACTTTAGCAACACTATATCCATCACCATTTTTATCAATATAATTTTTGTCGATGTAAGTTTCTTCATCAGTTCTATACATTTTGCTCTTATCTTCATATTTTATAACTTTTGTATGATCATTTCTATTTTCTTTAATTGGCATAACTTTTGAAATGATAATATCTCTATTTTCCACCAATGTATTTTCTGGAATCAATCCCTTTGAATTAACTTTATTATAATTAGCTCCCATTTTCATTCCTTTGGTTTTTTGCTTGTCTGGTTTGCAACGAATTTCTTCATCACCATTAATTTGTTGTTTATCTTCATCTTTTTCAGTATGAAATAATGTTATTTCAAATAATCCTCTGTCAATTGAACCCTTATTTATTAATATTGAATCTTCTTGATTATAACCTGTATGAGTCATAATAGCCACGATAACATTAGCACCTGATGGAATTTCATTAAGTTTGATAATATTCATAATTCTTGTGTCTGTCAATGGTTTCATAGGATAATTCAAAATATATGCGGTTTTATCCATTCGTTCACGATAGTTCGTCGCATAAATTCCCATAGCTTGCTTGCCCTGCGCACAATTGCTAGACAAGAAATTATTTCCTGCTATGAAGCTGTGGTCGTCAGAATTAACAGTTATGTCAGAAATTAAAGAAATCTTAACTTCTTCAATTTTAACGATAGGTTCAAATAACATGTTATTTATTATTTCTACTTTATCATTCCAATTTTCAATTGTGTTTTTTCCTAAGTTTCCAGTTGAAATTCGACAGTTTGATTTATATGACTTGATAAATTCTTCATTTTTATATCTTAAATATTCTACAATATTAAATGATTCTACATTTTTTGTAGAAGCATATCTATAACCAATTGTGTCAAAATATTTGATTAGATTATGCTGTTTATCTGAAATTTTAAATGAAATTTCTACTCTATTTTCGCTTATAATTGCTTCATTTAAATGTGATATTTCAATTCCAAATTCTAATAATATTGAAATACATTGTCCCATAAAATGTTTTAAACTAGAACTATATATCGGATTAATTTGTTGTGAAGTTTCAGCACATACGAAATTATATCCATTTTTCATTTTATTCCAACATATTTTGGATCCGTCCCCCCCTTGAAACCCACTTAAAAACTCTCTTTTTATTAATTTACTTCCATTTGTTATCCATGATGGAATAACCTTTCTTTCATGTTCAGTTTTTTTACCATATGTAACTCCAAGAGCAATCAATAATGCTGGCAATACTCCATTGTGAGTTACATTCCACGTGTTATGTGTCACTCCATTAAAATGTCTTGATGAATTATTATATTTACATTTATTAAATCCACACGATGCTACATCATTTTCAAACATTTTTACATCACATTCAGTTCCAAAACAAAAGCTTGTTGAACAAAATTTATTTCCATTATTATCTTTATATATGTTAATTGAACCATCAGACAATACAAATCCGAAAATTCTGGAAATGATTGGCAACAAATAATTAGTATTTGTTAATGGAATTAAATTCGCACTTTTAAGTTCAGCCAAATGTTTCCTAATTAATTTAATTTTAAATCCAACATTAATAAATAAATTAATGTAATCTTCTTCATTTAATATGACAATTTCATTTAAAATATCATTTTCAATTTGTTCTTGGTGTGGCATAATTCCAATTTTAGTTTGATTGATTATCATATTTTCTACTTCCATCCATCCTTCACTAGTCATAAATTTATGATCTCCGGTTGCCACAATTTCTCTTCCAGTTATAGTTTTTAGGTTGTATGTTTTTTTTGTATTTTCTCTCACATACTGATTGATAACTTCAGTATGACTTGTTTCTAAAGTTTCTGGATTAAAACAAACAACCTTATCTCCACATATAATATCCTTTATTGGTTTTTTATTTCCATTTGTTAATAATACTGTCTCATTCACATCTAAACATTGATAAGTAATTCTTGGAGATTGATTAAATTCAGGAAATGGAATACAAGAAGCCATTGTTCCGAAAATAGTTGATGGATGAATTTCACAATGAGTAAATTTATATATATTCTCATTGTAATTTTTAATAATATCTTTGGGAGTTGTTGAAATTAATGCCCAACTTTGTTCTTCGGCATCAATATATTCAATGATTGATTGATTTAATTTACAATCGGTTAATAAATCGTCCCAAGATAATTCTCCCGATGATAAATCATTGATGATAGAATTAGTTATCAATATATTATTATTTTTTATTCTCAATAATGGTCTTGTCACACGTCCACCATCATTACAAATTTTAATTTCTTGAAACTTATAATCAAATACAATAGAAGTATAAAGATTAATAATTCCTTTATATTTCATTTCTTTTAATTGCAAGTATAATTCATAAGCTCGTTCAACAATTCCAACAAATGCCCCATTAATAAATACTTTAACCTTATTGAAAATTTGAATTGGTGATAAATTTTCAACAGATATAATATTTTGTCCAATGAATTCGTGTATTAAATTGCTATTTGATTGAATTGTGACGTGTGCCATGTAACTTAAATTTTTAACAATACCAATAGAACCACCTTCTGGAGTTTCAGAAGGACAAATAAATCCCCATGCTGAACCCATTAATTTACGAGGTGGAACTAGTTTTCCACTTTTATCACTGGGAGTAGAAACACGTCTCAAATGACTTAATGTTGATGGATATGTCAACCGATTTAAAACTTGTGCTACACCAACTTTATTTGAATTTGTATTTTTAATTCCAAAATCACCTGTAGCCAATGCTCGTTTAATTCCATTTTCAATAGTAGTTGGTTTAACAATTTTATATATATTTGTCATATTGATAATATTATCGTAATCATCTTTTGAACGCCAACTTCCGGTTTTTATTTCTTTAATCACTTGTTTTTCAATATCTTTAACCAAACGATTAAATAAATTACGAAACAAATTATTTAAAGAAGTTCCAGTTAAATCTATTCTTTTATTTAAATAAGAATCACGATCATCTTCTTTTATAAATCCAAATTTTGCCATCATTAATTTTCGAGCCATATAACCCAAATAATATATTTTTTGTTTAGTAGTTTGACAATGTGGAAATAAATCATTTTGCAAAACTTCCAAAGCAAAATGATGTTTTCTGGCAACCGCCACTTCATAATTAATTTTTCCTATCGATGTATATGAGACATTACTTACAAACAATTTGATAGCGTTATCGTGTGTCATACATTTATTAGCATCAATTATAGAAGCATGTAAATTTTCCAACATTTCGTAGTATTGTTCATCATCTATATTTAATAAAATATATTCGCAAATTTCTTTATCAGAAATAACTCCAAGAGCACGAAATATTACAAACAAAGGAAGTGGTTGTTTAACTCGTGGAATTTGAATGACAATTGGATATCCAAATCCATTATTTTTAGAAGAAATATACATATTTATTTGTTTTGGTGAAATACATTTATAGTCAGGAACAGATTTAATTTCTGCTGTCCACGAATATTTTGGAGTAACTTTTTGAATATTAAAGACATATGTTTTATTTTCAGCAGCGCGTTCTTGACCTAAAACTGTTTTTTCAGAACCATTGATAATAAAATATCCCCCAGCATCATATTTACATTCTCCTGTATTTGCATTTTTATGCTGTGTCAAAACGCAAATATTAGATTTTAACATAATTGGCATTTTTCCAATATGAATTTCTGGAATAGTTTTATAATGTGTGTGTACATTTTCTAAATTTTCTCCATCACGAACAACAATTTTAATATTCATGTCGATGGTCATTGTTCCGGCATATGTAAAATTTCTGAGACGAGCTTCTTGTGGAAACATTAGTTTAATAGCTCCATTATTTTCGTGAATTTGAGGTCTATAAATTCTGAAATTTTCAAAATTGATGAATATTTCAAGAGAATGTTTATCTAAATCAGAATTGTAATCATCTTCTGATTTAATATTAATTGTATTGAACATTTCGATTGTTTTTAATATTTGATAACCTATAAAATTATTGTATGACTCGATTTGATGACGAACCAAACATTCTAAATGCTGATTTTTAAAATAACTTTCAATGATTGTCCATGGTGTTTCAATGAAAGAATCGCTTTGAATATCAAATTCATCATTATCGCAAATAATTTTGTTTGAAGAAATTTCAGTTGACATTTCGTATGACTTTTTGTATGAAGTCATTAGGTTTCGATTATAAATATTTTTCAATTTTTTTTTAAATGAATATTTTTTCAATTGTTACTTTTCAATCAATTTATTATTATTTTATATTTTATACATTTTTACAAATAAAAATAAATTATTCATACATTTTTATAAATAAAGTACATTATATTTATAATATAAGGTATTTTTAATAATTTTATATTTTATTATAATTATAAATATGAGTGGTGGAAAAATAATTCAAATTAATCCTGATTTGTTTCAAATATCAAAAAGAACAAAAAAAAATCGTGTTGAAAAATCAAATATTTCAATTCCAAAACCAATCATTAGCACTTCTACTGTAAGAAGAAAATTATTGAATAGAATTAAACAAAAAAAAATAGAAGAAAATAAAATAAATAAAAATAAATTACCAAAAATGAATGATTTAGAGTTAGATAATGATAATTTAGAAAATATAAATGATGAAGATGTAGATTACAATGAACCTGAAGATGAATTATCTAATGCTATGAATTATTTTGACAATATATCAGAAAGAGAAAAGGAAAGAAATAAAATTCTTAATAAATCATATAAAAACCGAAATATAAATTCAACAAATAATTCATCACTTAATAATTTATCATTAAATATTCCATATCAATTGAAACAAAATTCAATGAATAATTCCATGAATGCTTCAATAAAACAAAATTCAGTTGATAATATTGCTAATTCTATTTTAGATGATTTACCTTATGGATGTTTAAAAGGTGGAACAAAACCAACATATAAAAATTGGATGACAAGTATAAAAAATTATTCAAATATGTCAAGTACTGATGTAGTTAGACCTCCAACACCACCAAAAAAAAGACCTGAAGAAAATAAAACCATTTTCTCTGAAAAAGAATATAAAGAAAGTTTATTTTTAGAACCCGATAAACATAAGGAAAATATATTAAAAAAACAAATTAACGACAAATTAAAAAAAATAGAATCTGAACAAAATGACATATTTGATGAAAATATTGAACCAACGGCGGGAGAAAATATTAGTAATAAACAATACATTAAAAAAATTACAAAAAGAAAATATACTTTAGGAAAATCATCTAAATATAGAAAAGTTGCAGTATTGATAAAAGGAAGACAAACAAAAAAAAATATAATTAATTCTCACAGAAAAATAAAAAATACTGATATTCATCAAATAAAAAAATATTTAAAAAAGCATGGAATGTTAAAAATCGGTTCGGCATGTCCCGATGAAATATTAAGAAAAATGTATGAAAGTGTTATGTTGAGTGGTGATATAAATAATACAAATAAAAATACATTAATACATAATTTTTTGAATGATGAAGGAACAATAAAATGAATGAATGAAGAAATCATAAAATCATAAAATCATAAAATCATAAAATCATAAAATCATAAAATCATAAAATCATAAAATCATAAAATCATAAAATCATAAAATCATAAAATC